AGATAGGTTGGAACGGGTTCAGGTCCTTGTCCGCTCTGCAGTCCATCTGACTGTCGTTAAACTCATAGCCCAGCGAGTCCAGATAGTCAAAATCGCTGGCGTTATATTTATGACCTTCCCGCATTGACGAGTAGAAGCCATCCTTCGCTATGCCTATCCTCTGACAAAGGATTGACGTTTGAAACGTCTTAGGTGTCAGGTCACGCTTCATCTGCTTGATGTACGACTCCCCGAGCAGCTGCAGGTTCTCTATCGACGAGTATTCCTTGTAATACACAGCCACCGAGCGCATCTTGTTCAAGTTCGTGTCAAGCTGCCGCAAATATCTACGCAGGTAGTTCGGCACATTCTCTCCTTTGGTGTTAAGCTCCCTTATGCGCTCCTTTGTCTTCCATATCTCAAAGATGGTTCCTTTGATAGTTTCTATCAACTCTACATCCATCTTATCCTTATAGTGAAGGAACCATGAGCCCTTCTGCGTCTGCGGCATATCCGAGAGGATCATTACGGAGTGGTTGAACGAATGATGTCCGAAGTACGACTTAATGCCGCCATTTGCCGGCAGCGTTTCATCTTTCAGACGTTCATAGTCAATGAACTTTGCCTCATCTACAAGCAGCCATGATAGCGTAAGCGAGTTCGACGAGCCAGGCCTGTCCTGCGATATAATAATTGCGCATGAGCCGTTATAGAACGTTATCACGTGCTCATATTCCGCGGGTTCTATTATGGGCTTCCCGAAAGATTTGGGAGGTTTTCGCCCAATCACATAGTGAACATCCTTGATGTAGCCCCACCGTTTCCACGCTGCGAGTAAGCCAGGAATGGTGTTTGTCAGTCCGTGCTTGTATGTCGGCACCACTATGCCGCCAGTCGAGCCAGGCATTCGTTGCATGTTGCGAAGCACGAAAGGCGAGGCTATTGAGTCCGTCTTTCCAGTACGTCGCCCAGCCACGATAACAGTTGTATTGGCGCCAATAAGCTGCGTCAACCTTTGCGGCGTGTTAAAGTATATTTTCTTCTTTGGCTGTTCCATCTTCAGGGAATAGTGATTTTTCTTCAAGGTCTGCCTCCTCAAACTCAATGTCATCGATGTCGATGTTCTCCGTTCTGTATTTGTGCAGAAGCTGCTGGATGCGTTTCTGGAGACGAGGCATAGGCTTTATGCCCAGTACCGAAGGGTCATCGGTGGCAGTGAATGGCTGCACCACGATAAGGTCGTAAGGAACTGCCTGCTCATCCTCCAGGTCCACACGGTTGAATTTCGCATAGGATGAAGCCGCTTTCTCCATCGTCTTCGTGTCCTTGCGCTTCTTCGCCATCTGGAACGTTTCCAGAATCATCTCGTTGTAGCGGTAGCGGTGGAAGTCACGCGAGGCTTGCGAAAGGTGTGGCAGCAGTGCCTTGACGATGGCGAGGTCACTGTAAGCCTGAGTCTTGTTCAGTCCGAACCGCGAGGTCACATTCTCCACAAACTGTCGGTCTTTAGCGTCTGGGTTGGATAGGAACCAGTTATATTCCTCACGGATGCGAAGCACTCTGAGCGCTATCGGCTCCGAGTATTTCTCCCTGAGCTCATCCTCACTGGTGAACAAGTCCAGTCGGCACGCCTCCAAAGGTTTAATCTGTTTCTTCATCACTCATCGTCCTCCATGTCGAGCAGATTTCGGTGCGTGTTCTCGATAGCCAGTGGCGACCCCACCTGCGCCAGCTGCATCTCCTGTGCGAGGAGTTTCACTTTGGAAGCCGCTTTCCCCCTGCGGTAACGCATACTCACCGCTGTCGAGTGGTCAGCGATGTCCGAGCGAAGCGACTCAGCCGGTATGCCGAGAATCACTGCCATGTCCGAAATTTTCAGGTATATTGAGGCAAACTTCTCAACCTGTTCAAGTTCATAGTCAGTATATTCCATGAGTTTTCAGTAATCAGTTTTCAGTTCTGAGTTTGCCAGTCGTTGTGCAAATAGGTCATTCAGTGGCACTGAGTGGTTTTTGATCAAGTCATCTATTTGAGCAAAAAGCGTGTCAAAAATATTGGTGTCGGTGGTTACCACCGCACTCTCGCAGCGGTTGCCACGAGTGAGGTTTTGCGATGTGATGATACTCACCACTTCGCCATGTTCGCTTCGTATGAGCAGCACCTTACTATGGTTGTCAGCGAGGTAGGTAGTATCAATCACCTGCGTTATAAATGCCCATAGTTTCAGTGTTTTATTCGTGGCTTTGTGGTCCAGCACCAAGTTGAATTTGGTCACCAGTCCCGACTTCTCTATGAAGTATAGACGGCGAATAAACTCCTCGCTAATAGAGAATGAGGTTTGCCACACCTCACACCGGCCGAGTTGCTTCAGCACCCAGTCCAGTATGTCAGCCACCTGCAGCGCGTTCGAGAGATAAGCCTGGTAAGGTTTTTCCTTCAAAGGGCGCAAATAATCTGATATGTCGGCATCCCGTCTCATTCAAGAACACCAATCTCCTTCAGGTCATTCGTGAGTTTGTCGGTGGGATTAACCACCTGCCCATACCATGTGAGGATCTTAGATTTGAGTTCCTCCGTGGGCTTCTTGGCATACTTGCCTTTGTTCAGGTTAATCATGCGAACCGCTTGTTTGCTCTGCTCACGCAAGTCTTCAGTGAGCACCTTTTCACCGTCAGCACCTGTGTAGTGGTCATAGAGCTCCCAGTTCGAGTGCAACTTCTTGTCAAGTGAGATAAGCTCTTTGAGGAACGGATATCTTTCACTGTCCGGGCACGAGGCGTTCTCCAGCGACAGCGTGCGGAGTTTCAGATGTAGCTCTCGCATCTTCTGCACAATCGAGAGGTTCTCCACGTATAGAGCCTGTATCTCGTCAGGCAAAGAGTCATGGTCATCACGCTTGCCTGCTTTGAATTTCTCGCCACTGTTCGGTGTCAACACTTTTTTGGCGATGTTGTCCACCTGCAGCTGCATTTCCTCCACCTGCTCGTGCGTCATTTGTCGCAGACGGAAGTCCAGGCGTTTCTTCAGTTGATACTCGATAAATAGCATATTCTTCTCACAAGGGCGCAACATCAGATTGTGATGCATAATTTTGTTGCCAGTGAGTTTCAGCAGCATCATCGCCCCCGCGTTGTAGTCACGCTCTGTTGCAGGAGCATTCAGCCACTCTTGAACTTGTTTTGTGAAATTGTTATCCATGTTTTTTGAGTTGTGAGTAATGAGTTCTTAGTTTTTAGTTATCAGTTCGATTGCTCTACTCACTTCCGATTAGAGTTTATTGTTAATTGCTGAGTAAAACACGCAATTCTTGTTGGCGGAGACGAGAAGTCGTTTCATTGCAGCCATAGTCTGCCCTGTGGTCACGAAGTCGTCAAACACTATTATGTTTGCCTCACGCGGCATGATGTTCAGTTCAAATGTGGCGTTCACCCTTTGCTTCGTGTGGCATAGCGCCACGTCCTCGTAGAACGGGATGCCTAGCGAGGCAGCAATACGCTCACTTATCAATGTCGCAAAGTTCTTCACCTTGTGACGGCGCTTCGGCGAGGTGCACACTGCCCACGAGCCATCAGCCAAGTGGTAGCCTAAAGTCTCGCTTATCACCGGTGTCATGTTCGAGGCAAAGAACTCCACCATGGAAGGGTCACCCTTTATGTTCGTCAGCGTGCGCCCATATATTGACTTCTTCCATATAGATATGAAGTCCACCTCCGAGCGCCGCGTCAGTGCCAGCTTGTAGGTGAAGTCACACCTCGCCTCATGGGACTTATCCCATGACTTGCGTTTCTGAACGGCAAACAGATCCTTCTGTGCCGCCCTGCCTGATGGAGCATCCGGCACACAAACAGTTCCGCTCCCGACAGTCGGGAACGTGATGTCACTCAACAATTCGCCTATGTCAAGAGCGGAACCCATTCAGGAGGAGCATTATTCTTAGTGACCCGACAGGTCAGTAGGTTCAGTGGGGTCCAGGTGGCTTTCACCGCTTGTGGTGCCCGATGACGTGCCGCCGGCATAGATGGTGCCGTCTTCCGTCTCGATGCGCCCTTCGTAGAAAGGAGCCGGGCATTCGTCCGTCGCCTCCACCGAGAGCGTCGTGCTCGTGGTGCCTGTTGCCCCTTGTCCCAGGTCTTGCGCCACTGTCGATTTCACCTGCCATTTCTCGCTTCCCACCACACGGTATTTGCCGCGCGCTGTCTCCACGAGGTACACGCAGTCACAGTTGTTCACGTAAGCCGCCAGTGCCGAGGCCTCCACCCCCACGCCAGGGTGAACAGCCGTCAGCTTGTTCAGTTGCGTCATCGATGGGTATTCCCCCTGCGCCTCACTTGTGAGTTGCGACTTGTCCGGCAGGATGTCAATGAACTTCCATGTGGCGTCAGCCACCAGCTCGAAGTTCCCCGAGTATGCCGCCGATGTCAGTCGCCCGTTCGCGTCGCGCGTGAGCGTCGGCCACTGCACAATCTGGTCCTTGCTTATGTAGTACAGACGTCGTTTGATGCCTGGGAGCTCTGGCGTGCCCTGGCACCATGCCAGCGACTTCTGTATAGGAGTACATGATTTAGCCATAGTCTAATAGTAGATTAGTGATTAGAGAATAGAGAATAGAGAGAATCACGCTGCCAGCTCGATCACCTTCATGCGTCGGTAGTCGATAGACTCGAACTGCACCCCGAAGAACATGGTGGCGATATATGAGAGGATGAAAGGCTCGTATTCCTTCACCATCACGCTCTCCACGTCGCCCATCTGGTCGAATCCCACCAGCATGTTGCTCTTTGGGGTCACGTGGAAGAACTTGCTGTCAGCCTTGTTGTACAGAGGCACGATGTGCAGCTTGCCGTTGCTTCCCTCCACCGTGTTCTGTCCGAACTGCGTGTAGTAGTTGATGCCCGCGTGCGTGAGCAGCATCGCCTCGTTGTACTTGTCCGCGAAGTCCTGCGAGCAGTAGAGGTTCAGGTCCAGCGTTCTCAGGCGTGGGTCAAGAGAGTACAGAATCTCCTTGGCGATGTCCAGAGCGTTCGCCGTGGTGATCTCCTCTGTGAGTTTCATGTAGTTCTTGTTCTCGACACTGATCTTGTCATTGTCGATCTCCTTCTGGGTGATGGTGTCGAACCCGTCAAACAGGTCTTTCGTGTTGTCGCCGCTGGCGTTGCGCACGCCATTCCAGATCGCGTCATTCAGGTGCGACGAGAGCCCCTTTGCTATCAGCGTCAGCACGTGCAGTGCCGATGGTGCGCGCATCTGCCCGTCACCTTTCGTTGCCGCCATATAGCCCAGGATGGTCGATGCTGCCGAGTTAGGCTCGAACTTCGCCACCACCGAGCCCATGAACGTCTCCAGCGTGCGGTATTCCACTGTCAGGTTGAAGTCCATCGAGCGGCTGGGCTTGTAAGGTCCGAACTGAGCGTCACCGCTTATGGCGCCCACATTCTCCTTGTAGCGGATGCCCGGGCGAGGCGTCATGTGCTGCAGGGTGTCCTGGCACCCGATGATAGGCATGTAGAGGAGTTGCTTGCGGTACTTCACCGCCGCGTCCTGCAGTGCAGAGGTAGGTATAGATATAACTTGTCCTGCCATAATGATTTGTCGATTAGATAAAAGGTTTTGGTGTTAATACAAGATTCTTTGGAAAGTGTCAACTTGGAGTATTAAGGCACCAGGTTGAACATCTCGTTCGCTGAGTTCACCATGCCGGCGAACTCCTCGAATGGGGAGGCTGGGGTCTGCTGCTGCGAGCTGTCCACCACAGCCTGTGATTTCTCTGCCGGTGCCGCCTTCAGGGCGTCCACCTGCTCGGTGAGTTCGGCGTTGTCGCTGTCTCGCTGTGCGAAGGCTTTTTCTATGGTCTTCATCTGCTCCATAGTCAGCGTCATGCCTTCCTCACCCACGGCAAAGTCCTCAATGCCGAGGACCTTGCCCAGGAGTGTGAGGGTGTGATTCATAGGTCTTTCGATTTCAGGTTGTTTACTAACTACATTTGCTTCATTATTGCGTATGGCAAATTTGGTGTTGTCCTTTTCATCCGAAGGATTTTGAGCCTCAGCCGCGATGTCCTGTTTGGCAATAGTGTTCTCACGCTGCATCCCGAACACTGACAGCAGCGCCGCCATGAATCGTGAGAACAGCGGTTCCTTGTTTTCCACAGCGATGTCAGGCACTGGAATCCCTGCCGCCGCCATCGCTGACGCCACTGCGTCCGTCAGCACCGGTTTCGGCTCGTTGAAGTCCGTTACTTCATCCACGAATCCCCACTGCTTTGCCTCTGTTGCTGAGAGCCATCCCCCTTGGCGCATCAAGTCTAGCAGATCCCCTTGCGGCTTGCTGCACTTGCCGGCGTACATTGTGGCGATGTTGTTGTCCAGCTTGTTCAGGTCACGGATGGCGGCGTCACATTGCGAGCGCACCGCTTCCAGCTGGTCCGCGTTCAGGTTTCCCCACTCAAAAAACTCCGTGCTGCATTTATGCACCAGGTACATCGCCGAGGAGTCCATGGAGATATGCTTCGCGCCCAGCGATGCTATTGTTGCCGCGCTGGCGTTCATCCCCACGAAGTGCACGCTCACGTTGCCGTGAGCTTTGAAAGCTGACGCTATTGACAGTGCCTTGGCCAGTGACCCGCCCAGGCTGTCTATGAGTACGTTCACCGGTTTGTCTTTGTTTTGAGCCAGCACGTAGTCCACGTAGTTGCTGTCAAAGTCATACCCGCCCACGTACCCTTTCAGGTGAAGGTGATAATCTGTGTTTTTCATAGGTTTCGGCTTGTTTACTGACACAAAATTAATAATGCTGCTTCTTTGAGTAAAAGACAGTAAATTATACCCTCTGTTTCGGATATTATTGTTATCTTTGCAGTCTAATAGAGGCAAAATAATGGCTGAAAATCAGAACATAGAGTACAAAGAGTCATGGCGCGACGAATACCTTAAATGGATATGCGGCTTCGCCAATGCGCAAGGCGGCAGGATATACATTGGCATTGCCGACAATCAGCAAGTCGTCGGCGTCAGCAATTCCCACCGCTTGCTGGAAGATATACCCAACAAGATAGTAACCACGCTTGGCATAGTGTGTGACGTTAATCTGCTGGAGCGCGAAGGCAAGGAAATCATTGAGATAGTCGTTGAGCCGAGCAATATGCCCATCGCTTATAAAGGCGAGTACCACATACGCAGCGGTGCCACCAAACAGCAGTTGCGTGGCGTAGCCCTGCAGCAGTTCATCCTGAAGAAAATGGGCTTGTCGTGGGATGATGCCATTCATCCTACCGCCACGATTGATTGTATAGATGATGAGGCAGTCAGGTATTTTCTTCAAAACGCTGTTGAAGCCGACCGTTTACCTGAAAAAGTAAAGAACTCATCTGTTGAACAGGTCTTGACAAATATGGACTTGATGGATGATGAGGGGCATTTGAAAAATGCCGCAGTCTTGCTTTTCGCCAAAAGGCCACAAAAATATTTCTCTGGAGTAGAGTTTAAGATTGGGCGGTTTGTGCGCGATAACACAGACTTGATTATTCAAGATGTGGTGTCGGGCAACATATTGCAAATGGCAGATGAAGTAGTCCGCATACTCAGGGCAAAGTATCTCATATCCCCAATACACTATGAGGGTATGGTTCGGAAAGAGCCATTGGAAATTCCTGAATCATCGTTGCGTGAAGCCATATACAATGCGATAGTCCACAAAGATTACACAGGTGTTGCCATTCAAATGAAAGTGTGGAATGACCGCATAGAACTGTGGAATGACGGGACATTGCCGGAAAACTTCACAATTGATATGCTTTTGAATGACCACACCTCAAAACCTCGCAACAAGAACATCGCCCACATATTCTACATGGCCGGTTTTATTGAGTCTTGGGGTCGCGGTATAGACAAGATGCGCATGGGATTGAGTGAGGTGAGTTTGCCTGAACCAACATTCAAAGAACATTGTGGCGGATTGTTGGTGACAATCAAAAGAGGTGAAATGGCAAACATGCTATACAATGGTATCACAACGTATGATACTAAAAATGATACTAAAAATGATACTATAAAACTTACGCCTCGTCAGCAACAAATTCTACGCATTATAAGTGATACTCCCAATCTGAAGATACAAGGAATGGCGACCATCCTAAACGTTTCAGTACCAACAATTAAGCGAGATATAAAAGTTTTAACTTCAGCAAAGCGAATTATTCGTGTCGGTTCACTGAAGGATGGTCATTGGGAGGTGTTGATATAGTAATCTGCTCCTTCATATGAGCCCCAAAATGAGCCCCAAAATGAGCCCCAAAATGAGCCCCAAAAAATAGAGCCACCTTTCGGATGGCTCCGCCATCGTTAGGGCGATGCAGCCTACATCACACGGAACACATAGCCATCTGTAAAGTCATAGTCATAACGGAAAAGTTCCTCGGAGTAAGCCTCCATGTCAAAGAAGCGACGCAGGTGCTCGGGAATCTCGTCTAAAAGTCCCAGGTCATCCACCAGTTGCTCGGTGAACTCCTCTTCGCTGTCCCACTTGCCTTGGTAAGCATCGCGGAACTCCTCGAATGTCACGTCAGAGTCGCAGCGGATGTCCATGAAAGCCTCGAAGGCCTCCTGCTCATCCTCGTCCAGTGCCGCAAACTCTTGGATGCGCTCAAAGGTGTCCTCACTGAGGCTGCCCTCATCGTACCACGCTTCGGGGAAGTTCTCACAGTCTTGAAACATGAATTCCGGGTCCTCCTCATCCCATACCACTTGCCGGCACACCAGCAGGAACTCGTCATAATCGCCGCACAGGGTTAGGTCTATCCACATCCCATCCAAGTTGCCACAGTTATAGCGGTGGTAGGAAGATACGTACACAGCCGGATTTCCCGTGTGGAAGTCATACTTAAAGTCCGCCAAGTCCAGCTCAGCGTCACAAACCTCAACATCATTGAGATTGTTGGAACTTGAGAGAGCCTTTACGCTCTGCTCCTTGTCAGTGCTCTGGGCACCACTGATTGAATCATTAAAAAGAGATAATTCGTTCATAGCAGTAA